AGGCGGCAAGTTTGTCGCGGGCGATGTTCGTGGAAATCGTGGCGATAGCCTTTCCGTTGAACTCAACGGACAAAAAGCCGGAATGTGGCATGACTTTGCCACTGGTGAAGGTGGTGACATTATCAGTCTGTGGGCTGCGGTCAGTGGTCACGACACGCGCACCGATTTCCCCATCATCATGGAAGACATTCGCGGTTGGCTCGATGGCTATACCCGAACGTTCCATGATGACCGCATCGCCAAAACCAAATCTCCACCCATGGATGAGCTGGGTCCGGTGACCGCCAAGTGGGACTACCATGACGAAGACGGCAAGCTGATCGCCAACGTCTATCGTTATGATCCTCCTACAGGAAAACAGTTCCGCCCTTGGGATGTTCTCAGCCGAAAGACCAAAGCCCCTGATCCGCGTCCTCTGTTTAATCGACCAGGTATCAAGAGTTCAGATGACGTCATTTTGGTAGAAGGCGAAAAATGCGCTGAGGCCCTGATCGCGCAAGGTCTCTGCGCCACCACCGCCATGAACGGGGCCAAGGCGCCTGTCGATAAAACCGACTGGTCTCCGCTCAAAGGAAAGCGCGTGCTGATCTGGCCGGACAAGGATGGTCCCGGTTGGCAATACGCCATGGCTGCATCGAAGGCTGTTTTGGCCACGGGCGCTCTGGCGGCGTCCATTTTGCTCCCTCCTGATGACAAGCCCGACAAATGGGATGCCGCCGACGCGGTTGCTGAGGGCGTAGATGTGGCCGAGTTCATCGCAACTACTGAGCGCCAGTCCATTCGTGCTGAAAAGACAAATCTCAACCTCCTGGATTGGCAGGCGACCCGGTATTCCGGCGAAGCCCCGGAGCAGCATTTTCTGGTGGAGGGTGCGTTCCCCATGGGCGTCGTCTCAATCCTCGCCGCCATGGGTGATACCGGAAAAGGCATGATGACCCTGGACTTAGCGTTGTCAGTGGCAACCGGCGAGCCGCGCTCTGTGTCTGTCAGTCCAGAGCCCATGGCCTTCGGCGGCCCAGTGAGGGAGTTTGGCACAGCGGTTATTTTCACCGCCGAGGACGACCTGGGCGAGGTTCACAGGCGACTGCAGCGACTGGATCCGAACGAGCTTCGTCTCAAGGTCCCTGAGCGTTTGATTGTCGTTCCTTTGCCCAATGCGGGAGGGCCAATCCCTCTGGTGGTGTCCGGTAAGGACGGCCCTGAGATCACACCCCAGTTCAAATTACTGCGAGATCAAATCCTGCGGCTTCGTAATCTCAAACTGGTGGTGTTCGATCCATTGGCATCGTTCATCCATGCCGATGTCACGTCCGACCCGGCTGCGGGCAGTTTTGCGACCGGCTTGTTGGCAAGCCTCGCCACAGAGACGGGCGCTGCCATCATCGTTGCCCACCACATGCGCAAGCCACAGGGCAACCGACCCATCGCTTCCGTCGAACAGGCGCGCGACGCGGTGCGTGGCACCAGTGCAATTGTTGATGGGGTGCGCATGGTCTATGCGCTCTGGCCGTCACCTGACGAGCATCAGGCATCCGTGTTCAAAACAATGGATGAGCCGTTCGTTCGAAACGCTGTCTATCAAGGCGCTGTGGTCAAGGCCAATGGCCCAGCCGACCGAACCATTCGCACTTTTTTACGCGCGCCGACGGGTCTTCTCATGGACGTCACGGCGTCACTGAAAGCGCGCCGCCGGCCAGAACAGGATTTGATGGATGCGCTGGTCTCAGCGATTGCCCGCGCGGCTGAAAGCGGACACCCCTACACCCACACCGGCGGAACGGGACTCTATCAGCAGCGCCATCGCCTGCCGATGGAGTTTCGTGAGATGGGTCGCAAGCGGATCCAGGACATGGCTCAGGAGCTCCTCAACGACGGCGTTCTGGTCAAAGGCATGGCCTCTGGCTCGAAGGAAGACAAGTGGCTGGATGTCCCGTGCGGGCCATTTTCACGGGGTGTGGGTGAGTTCATTCTCGGTGCTGACGAGGGAGAAGATTGATGTCTCAATTTGCTCCGTTGCCAAGCGTTACCAGCCGTTGCCAAACGAATTTTGGAAACGTGTTTCCGTTGCCAATTACCACGTTGCCAGTTGGTTACCAAAAGTTTTTGGCAACGGGATTTTCTCTGCAAGGCACTGAAACCAATCATGAAATTTGCCTCACCTCCGTTGCTAATCCGCTCCGTTGCCAACCAGCAAATTATTCAATGATTTCAAAGATTTCCACGTTTCCACCTCCCCCTAAAGGGGGAGGAGTGTTTTTGGTAACACACACTCCTCCCACCAGAGACCGATGGGCCATTACCAACCCGTTGCCAAAACCAATCCACCAGCAAACGTATTTCCATGGAGACTCGATATGACCCAAACCACTTCGAAAACAATTCACGCCGATCAGGCCCAGGGGCCACTCGTCATGCTTTCACTGGATCTCGGCACCAAGACCGGTTGGGCGGTCCGCCTTTCCGACCGGACCGTCACCAGTGGCATAACCGAGTTCAAGAACGATCGCTGGCAAGGCGGCGGTATGCGCTTCCTGCGGTTCAAGCAATGGCTCACAGAAATCAAACAGATGGCTGGTGGTCTGGACGTCGTTTTCTTCGAGGAAGTCCGGCATCATGCCGGTGTCGATGCTGCCCACGCCTATGGCGGTTTTCTGGCTCACGTCACCGCCTGGTGTGAACACCACGAAATCCCTTACGAGGCTGTGCCGGTCGGCACCATCAAACGCCACGCAACCGGCAAAGGGAACGCGAACAAGGATGCGGTAATCGCCGCTGTTCGGAAGCTCGGGTTTGATCCGGCGGATGACAACGAGGCGGATGCTCTTGCGATCCTGGACTGGGCCATGGCCCATCGTGACGGAAGGACAGGCCAATGAACGGCGAAATGATGCTCAAACAAGCTGCTGCCGTTGTCGGCAATCGCAGGGAGACTTACGGCGATCCGATGGCATCCATGACAGCTATCGCCAAACGCTGGTCGATTACGCTGGGCCAGCCCATCACGCCGTCGCAGGTGGCGTTGTGCCTGATTGATCTAAAGCTGGCACGGCTGGCCCACGCTCCCCAACATCTCGATAGCATGATCGACATTGCGGGTTACGCCGCTGTGCTCAAGGAGGTCAGCTGATGAGATGGCATCCACCGGGGTTTGGCGGCGAACGTCGCAGTTCTGAGCAAATCAAAAAGGATGGTTGGCTTGAGCGCGGACTTATGGCCGTGTCGATTGAAGACCAACGCCTGACCTGGCCAGAACGTGAACTGGTCCGACAGATTGGCGAAAAGCTTTATGGCAAACGAACGAATGACAAGGAGACGAGACATGGCTGAATGGACAACACACGAGGTTGAAACGCGTTTGGTGGAGGCTGCCGATGTGCTCAAGCGCCTTCCTGAGCAGAAGGTGCGAGGCTACTTCAACGTCTGGCCAGAGATGGTTTATGACTTCGCAGACAAGGTTGGTCAGGCAGCTGACCCCATGCGTCGTCCGCCGCCTTCGGCAAGCTCCATCACCCGCATGGAAGAAACCCTTGAGTGGCTTCAGATGCTCGATGGCGAAGATGCCAAGATGGTCTGGGCGCGTGCTGATGGCATGCGGTGGAAGCCCATCTGCTGGCGCTTTGGCATCAGCCGGGCAACGGCGGCACGGCGCTGGGAATTCTCCCTCAGCGTCATCACCTTGAAGCTCAATGGCATGCCCGTGCAGATGAAGCGAGCTCGCGAGCGGGTCATCAATCGCGCTCGGAAGCTGTCAATGCAAATCGCAAACTGAGACGCTTTCTCGTGAGACACCGCAAGGCGAGACAGATGCGCTCGATTTGGGGTAGTTTCAGACCATGCTCGCGAGAGGCGCGCGCGGCAACGTCCGCAGCTCTTTTGCAGCCGCCCCTAAACCTTTGATAAGTTGGTTCCTTCCTGGCCGATATCCTATGCGGGAGGCGTCAGCGCGGGATTTCGCTAGCGACAGAGCCAAAAACTAACTTGACGACAGCTTGACAGACCGAACGGCAGCCCAGAGTTCCTGCGGCTTTGCAGGGTCAATCTGTCAAGCACATCCAATTGTTCACCCAATTTCATCTGATTGACAAAATGAACCTTAAAATCGAAACCATGCCGGTGGATCGGTTGATCCCCTATGCGCGCAACGCCCGCACACATGCGGAAACCCAAGTCGCACAGATCGCAGGATCCATCGCTGAGTTCGGGTTCGTCAATCCGATCCTGGTTGGTGATGATGATGTCATTATCGCCGGTCACGGGCGTTTGATGGCGGCGCGCAAACTTGGCCTCAACGAGGTGCCCGTCATTCGGATTGATGGTCTTAGCGAGACGCAGCGCCGCGCACTCATCATTGCCGACAACAAAATAGCGGAAAATGCAGGATGGGATGAGGAGCTATTGCGTCTCGAGATCGCTGATCTCAAGGCCCAGGATTTTGACCTGGACCTGACCGGGTTTGATCTATCTGAGATCGACCAGTTGCTGCAAAATACA